GCACACCATCACCCAGATCCTTCTCTACAGGCTCTTTGTGCTTGACGCCCACAGCCACAAGCTGAGACTTATAAGCAATCAGGCGCTCACAGCGAGCCTCTGTGTCAAAGCTGGGGTCTTGGCCGGAGGTGATGTCCCATTCAGTAGAGATCATTCCCCATTTGGGGAGCGGAATGAAATATTGGCTCGGAAGGGTAGGATCTTCTATCTTGCCCCAATCAAACATAAAGGGAGCATGCTCAGGACAGTTAAAGATCACCGTGTCGCCCCAATGAGTGTACTGCCATAGCGTGTCATCGCTAATCTCAGCAGGCGTAAACTTCCACTCTTCACCGTCATACATGTGCAAGCCGCCCCTGCTGGCGGCAAAGATGTACACCTTTCCTTCGCGCAATTTAGTGGTGAATATTTGTAAAGTAATCTTCCCTGGAATGCGCAAAGTTGATTCGGCAATCTTTTCCAAGCCAAGCGGTGTAAAACGCACATTCAAACTGTCAGTCCAAGCATTAACCGGAAGTGCCTGACCATTCTGGTCACCCACCACTCCGATCTGCCCTAGATTGACATGAGGAATGATCATGCGTTCTCTAACGCCTCAACTCGGGCCTTTAGCGCCGTAATTTCATTGTTAATATTGTCCAAGCCTTCGACAGCAGCAACAATTGCTGCATTACTGACCGTGAGCGCGCTGTTTGCGTACGGAAACGTATTCTTTATCGACTCCTTAACAATTCTGATTTCTTCAGCACCCTCGGCAACAGGATCTGTCAGTTGAGGGCGTGACGCATCTAGCGTTGTTACATAGTGATTAGACATTACGATTCATCCACGTAAGCTGTAATATTGTTTTTAGAGAGCAACTTCTCAAAAGTCACATTGCCTTTCACAATATTTTCTAGATTCTCTTCAATCGCGACAATCCTGTCGTTATCCCAGCCTTCCGCAGAAAGCTGAAGGTTGTCTACGGTTTTCTGTAATGTTTGAAGTTGATCATCCATCCGCTGAACTTGATCTATCAACGCCAAAAACGAATCAATCTCACCAGCGCCCTCAAACAGCGGCTTCCACTCACCATCACGGCGAATAAAGGAATCTCCCGTATACGGAGCCTCTTCGACATAAACATGGCCTGACGTTGATGAGCCAAGTGAGGACCGGTCAGACCAACCGCCATCCAAGCTGCTGTCTTTGTTTAGCGAGGAGGGCGAACCACCATCAAGCATCGCGCCACGATGCGGCGGCACGTAATTCCAAACATTCTCATCTTGCCTTCTATCAATAGACACTCATTACCTCCTGCACAGACCCTAAATCAGCATCCGTCTTGGTTCCGTTTAGTTGCCCAAGGGTTTCCTCAAACTTAGACTTCCACAGCGCGATACGAGGATCATTCATCAAGAACCCCTCTGCGTGGCTTAAAGCGCCATACAGGTACGCGGGATAGGCATCCTGCAACGTGCTAGTGAATTGATTTGCGCTATCTACCGGACCATCAAAGCGGTACATGTGTACATGCACGATGTCCTGACTCGGAACAACTAAAGGTGCAACAGGATGGAAGCACAGATAGTTTTGTATTCTGGTAAAAACTTCCGGCCTGCCCGTTCCATCTATGTAATGCCCCTCTTTTGGCGTTAACCACGCTGGGTAGACAGATCGGTCAATCTCAGTATCTTCAATTTTCTCTGGCGGGAGCAAGGGGATTAATCTTGCGCTACCTTTTTTGCTTTGGGCTTTACCCTCTGGGTCCGGAAGCACTGGGAATCCAGCAGGCGGATTATCAGGATATTCCGGAGGCTCATCCGGAGGCTGATCCCAACCCCACTCAGGATATGGAATTGGCTGCTGCTTTGGCGGCAATTTGTGAAGCCTTCTGAAGTATTCCGCGTCAGATACATACCTCAATGGAACGCCATTAAAGACAACAGACTTCAGCTCTAAAGCTGAGTCAGGCAATCTCAACGACGCATTAATCGGGTAACCAACGAAAGAGGGTGTATATGTCACCGTGGCCTCGTTACAGGTGGCCCGCAGTCTGCGGAACAGATCCTGCTCGGCCAGCATGATAAAACGAGGGATTTGTTCGTCTAAATCCTTACGATTAAGGAATGCGCGAACATCATTAACAAGATCGGGATAACTTCTCATTTGCTATGCCCTGGTAGCAATTCCGGATAATTCTTCTTTAACCAAGTAAGAAACACTTGCTTAACCGACTTGTCAGTAGCAAATCGATGCCAGAAATCCGCGCGCTCATCTTCGGGCAGTTGTGATTGATATTTAACCACAAGCTCCATTGGAATTGAACCAACGTAGCGCCAATCCTTCTTGTAATAATCGGATTGATCTTGTTTGTACTTAACGTGCGCTTTCGCGGCATCAGCATCAAGGTGGTATCCCCGATAGCCCTTGCCATCCTCATAGGAGAACGTGCGGGAGGAACCCTCCCGCAAGTCCGTTAAACGATGTCGATAATTCGACATCAGATGCTGACACCAGTTACAGCAGCGTGAGCCTTGTCATTCAGCACAGCGTATGTGCCTTCCCACAAGATTTGACGCTTATCTGAGTCACCGACCTTGGCGATCGGCCAATCAGCCGTAGGACGCAGTACAGGCGTTGCTGCGTAGTTGAAATCAACCAACAGCATAGTGCCTGACTCCATGTTCCGATCCAGGACAACGTCCAGCTCGCCGTAAGTAGAGACATACAGATCAATGACATTCACGATCTTACGCTCGTTACGGATGTCACGGGTGCGACCAGAGGCCATAGCCATGCCTGAGACAATTCCAGCAGTCGCAGGGTCAGTTACCAAATAAGATGGGTTGCCGCCTTCCATGTAAGTGGCGAGGTGAGCTTGCAGAAGCAAGTCTTCAACGCCAGCAATGTCAGCAGCACCAGAGCCATCAATGATCACTGAAGAGTCAAGCTGGGGAACAAACGATGCCATCATGCGGGCAGCACTTGTACTGCCTGCACTCTTGGCAGTTTGAACACCAACAACCGCATACTCTTGGTCGTTAGCAAGCTCGCCATAACGCAGCTCAAGCTGGTACGCCATTTCAGAATCGCGGCCATACTTGTCTACTTTCTCCAACGTACCAGTGACCTCTGCAACTTTGGTCATGATCTGGCAGTAGTTAGATTTTTCAACAATTGGCTTTGACTCATCATCACCAGCCGCCGCGCCTTCAATTGCCGCGTTCGCGCCAGCAGCGTTCAGATCGTCTTGCGACCACTCATGCAACTTACCAGTTGCGCGGATAGTCTTAGACATCGAAACCACGGGGGTGTCGATGGGGCTGATGTTGTAGATCACATCTTGGACATCTTCAGCCTGCCGTGTTTGTACATAAGTGTTGTCTTGTGCCATTTTTAAGTCCTCCTACGGACGATAGCTATCGCTCCGCCGCAAGCTGTGCTGCCTTCATCTGAGCAAACGCACCGCGTGTATTCGGGCTTTCCTCAAAAGCTCTTTTGGCATTCATAAACTGCCCCTTGGCATTCCTGCCTTGACGGGACTGATTAGCACTTGCTGGCTTCTGCGATTTACGTTTTGCGACTGTTTTCGCTTTCTTGCCAGCGCCTCTGTACATCATTGAGTGATAAAACATTTCAATGACGGAAGGCTCGGTAATCATGTTGAACATCTCGGGAGACAAACCCATAGACTCAGCATGACCTCTAATTGAGGAATAAGTCTCTGATCCCCATTCGGGAATCTTGACTTGCAATGCTCTTGAGGCTAACTCGGCCTGCCTTGTCATTTTCTGCTGAAAAGCCACGGTCTGTTGCTCATGAATTTGCGCTAAACGCTGATTAGCCATCTGCTCCTGCTGAAATGCGCTTTGGGCCAAATTTTGAACCTGTTGCACCTTGTCCGCCGGAACTTGTGACCAATCAATGTTTCTGAACTGATTTGCATTGCCTGACCATTGTTGCTGCAACAACTCAGCCATCTGGCGTGCGCCAGTTAGTGAGTCTTCCAACTCATGCTGAGTCTTGGTTACAGAAACCATACTTTCAGACAATTGCGATTCATGCTCCTCGCGCTGCATCCGATCCTTCGTAAACTGACGCTGAAGGTCTTTGTACTGCTTTTCAAGACGTTGATACTTAACATCCATTGGAACTTCATCATCGGTGTCTTCATCGTCATCATCAGATGACTCAAGATCGATGTGGTCGCCGTCCTCAATAGACTCTTGCTCTTCGCTATCAACTACTTCTTCCGTAACAGGCTCCGCTGTCCCGAAATCAACTTCTTCGGGTTCTTCGCCAGCAACGTGCTCTGGTGCAGGCTCCACAGGGGTCTGTTCTCTCTCGTCAGACATGCGTGCCATTGCTGCTTCTCTAAAGCTAGGTGCGCCGCTCTCTTCGCTCACTGGTATTCCTCCGCTTTAAAATCATACTGATTGGGTTCCTGTTGCTGCTGTTGTTGCTGAATCGTTTCAGCCTGCGCAACGTAACCCGCCAAAGTCTGCGCTGAGTCTTGTAAACCTCGCAGACGAAAATAGATTTCTTCTCTTTTCCTTGAATGGTCAACCTGAGTTGAAAGCCACTCATTAAAGTAATGGTTCAATGTCTCCTGATACGCCATCTGGAATATCTGGCTTTTCATTAACTGCGCCGCTTCCATCCCCGTTTGTAGAACCTTTTGAATATCTGTTCCGGATGAAGGTCTTTCGTTTGCTTGGGGCATTTGCTTCCTCTCTCTGCTTTAGCCGCTTGGTTATTAAAGGGTGGACATCACCATCATGAGTTTTAGGCTCTTCCCTCTCCATGATGGCTTTAATAAGTGTCAAGTTACCCATTGTTCATTTTCTCCAGCTTGGCCCTCTCAATAGCCAGCTTCTCTAAGTCAACGAACTGTTTGTGCTTATGCTCTTCAGTGTCCATCTGGTTATCAAACATTTTGTCTGTCAGCGTTGTCTGAACAGACATCATCATTGACTCAGCCTGGGCCTCATAGCTTGCTGTTTGTGCGGCAATCATTTGCTTCTGAAGCTCATTTTGGATGCGCTGCTCGTTCTGTTGCTCTTCCATTTGAATCTGCTGTTGCGCCATCATCTGCTGGAACTCCGGCGATGTCGGGGACATCAACAGGTGGGCAGTGTTCTTCATGCCCATGTCATCCAGAACCTTGTCAAACAATGCGTGACGCTGAGTTACGCCATAAATGCCCGCAAGAGTCGGATCTTGCATAAGCAATTGATGAACCATCATGAGCTGCGATGCGCTCCTAACAGCCTCATCAGGCGTCAACGCCGCATTGACCTCCATATCCAGATCGTCTTGATTCCAGCTTGCAGGAATGACCGGAACAACCTGTCCGGAAACCTCAAACTGATCTTGGGACTTATCATTTTGTATAGCTAACTTAATTATGTGTTGAGACAAAGGAACAAGGAATGTGCGCGCAAAATCTCGCGCCGCCATCAACACCCTGCGCTGTCCTGCGCTCGTTAGCTTCGCAATCATGTCGGATGCGTTTTGGTTATTGACCGCACCCATCTCCATGCCTTTCGCCAAGCCAGACATGCCGTTGCGCTCTTCGCCATCTGACTTGAGCATCTGCACAACATTCATTGTCAGCGGACTTAACTCAGGAGTTGCTAACGGCGTAACGCTTCCAGGTTGTCTGCTCCAGATAACGCCGCCAATGGTGTTATCAAGAAGGTCGCGCGGGTTCTTAATAGCGCCCACAGAAGCCTCGTAACGAGTCGTATTGCGCATCTGCTGGTTGTCAATAATCAAACGCTTGAGAATCGACTGAGTGCGCTGCACGCCCGCCATAACGTCCGCTGTACAAGTACCATCAGCGGCATGGCTTATTTTCATCTCCGACCACTCGAAAAAGGGGAAACAGTCCACCTCCCGCATAGCTGGGGAGCCATCAGCCCATTTGAGAACTTCACCGCACGACCAGTGGATCTCATACAGCTTCACACTCTCCGCGAGCATGTGGGGATCATCTGCAAGCACCCCCTCATCAACCCAAGTCCATGTTTTATAGACAGTGACAATCTCATGCACGCCCGCGCGATTGAATGCTTTGACTTTTTGATAAGTACCGTCATGCGCCCTGCGCGCTGAATCTTCATCTTGATTGCGATAACGATAGTCCGGAGAAAGCTCATCAACTTGCTGCGGATCGTAGCCATCAAGCAACAGCCTCGCGCGCGGGACATCCTGCTCAATCGCCGCATACATCGACTCTTCCACATAAGTCGCATTTGGATCGCGGAAAAATCGCTCTGGCTCAACAAGCTGAAGCTCTACGTGGCTATCATCTTTCTCAACCGTAATCTCGCCAAACAGCAAACCACTTGGGTCTGTGACGATGTTTTCTTCTACAACATTAATAGCGCCAGATTCTTGAAGAATTAACTGGTATTGGTCAGGGGCAGCACCTTCAATTGCAATAGTTTCTGTAGAGGTTGATGCTGCCCACTGAGCCAATACTGTGCAACGCTTGGCTACGAGTGCGTCATGAAACGCATCCCTAAACAAACGCTCGTAGTTATTCTTGCGGAAGACATTGTTGATATAGGCAGTTTTGGCGTCGTCCTCGAAAGGCACTTTAGAGCCATTGAAGCGAATGGCGTCACGGTCACTCAGGAACGTCTCGCTAAAGATTGCCTTTTTTGCTTCAACAGCATCCTGCACATCAGGAGAAATGTACTTGCTCCGCCCCTTGATCTCATTGCCAAGAGGCTCAAGCGAATACATCCTGTGGTTGCGAGCGCGTTGCTCTGAAACGTCAAACGTAGCAGTGCGAGACTCCTCTAATTGCGACTCAAGGAGCTTGATTAACGCTCTAAATTGACTATCCATCAGTTAGTCTCCGCAGCCCTCACGGGGTGCTTTAATCTTTCCACCAATATTGTCTCTATATTTGCGCTCCATAGAGTCAATTTTGTTTCCGGCAAAGCCCATTGAGCTACTTTTTGCTGCTGGCCCCTTCTTTTGCTTTACTCGGCTTACGCTGTGGTCGCCGCCTGCTGACTGCTTTTTTCGGGCTCCGCTTTTGCCGCGGTTTACTGTCTTCGACCATCCTTTCATCGGACTCTCCTAAAGGTTTTTCCTCTTGGGTTAGGGTCTTCATGAAAGCCTCTAAGGCGGCTCTCATTGCGTTTAATATCTTCATACTCCTTGTCCTCTTTGGACATTATCTCGTTGTTTTCAAAGTGCTGGCGCGTAGTCTCACGATCCATCGCCATCTTGTTCCACTCATCATCAAGATCTTGGCTGTTGATCGTGACATCGGTTGACCATTTGCTAGGTTTGCCAGCCATCACGCCTCCCTCAAACATGAATACAGAGAAACAGTGAAATAAGAGCCATAGGCTAATTGTGACGACCCGTAATGCGTTGGATGGTCAAGGTGCAGTTCAATGTAGAGGCCGCTCTTTTCCGCTCTGCTGACTTGGCACTGATACAGCAAATTGCCAGCAACGCTTTGGATAACAATGTAGCCCATGCCATT